AGGCGGCGGCTCCCTACATCCATCCCCGGAAAGGTGAAGGTCAGGGAAAGAAAGATGATAAGGCGGATAAAGCTAAGGCGGCAGGAGCTGGTAAGTTCGCACCCTCGAAACCTCCACTGAAGATGGTGAAATGATGGGAATTAAAACCAAAATATGTACGAAATGCGGAGAGGGGAAACCAGCAACACCTGAATATTTTCATGCTTATAAACGTTCTCCCGATGGGAGGCGTTCTGTTTGTAGAATTTGTCGAGCAAAAGATAATATCGAACATAGAGAAGAACGAACTGCCAAAAAGAGAGAGCATTATATCAAGAATAAGGATCGCTTATTGGCTATTACCCGTAAAAATTATGAAAAAAATGCAGAACAACGTAGGGAATATGCAAAAACTCAACACTATAAAAATCGGGAACGGAATATAAGGCGGATGAGTTTATATTTGGAAGAAAACAGAGATATATTGAATGAGAGAAGAAAACCATATTCAAGGAATAGATTTCATGAATTATACGGTCACGATCTTATCTTTACATTAAAACACAAGGTGGGGGCGTTGGTTCGGAGAACATTGCGGTTCAATAAAAAGAAAGACGGAAAAATGAAAGAAATTCTTGGATATACAGTAGATGAATTACGACATCATATTGAAGGTCAATTTTCCGAAGGAATGAATTGGGAAAAATTTTTAAAAGGCGAAATCCATTTAGATCATAAGATACCTATAATATTTTTTAAACCTAAAAGCGTTGACGATCCAGCGTTCAAGGAATGCTGGGCACTTTCTAATTTACAACCATTATGGGCTAAAGAAAATCTCTCAAAGGGATGTAAAATACTATGAATAATATGAAATGGAGCACTGCCTGTCCGGGATGGGAGAAAAAAGTACTCGCGGGGGAATCACTAATTCCTCCACCACTTTTCCCCTTAGAAGCCGAGGCGGGGCTTGCGGTTTTTCGGGAATTGAGACTTGTTGATGTTCTTAATAGGCCAACTTATGGGGAAATCGGGCGAAAATGGGTATTTGATTTTGCGAGTTCGCTATTTGGGTCATACGATGCGGAAACAGGGCGTCGTTTAATCACCGAATATTTTCTTCTTGTGAGTAAAAAAAATAGCAAGTCTTCGACCGCTGCCGCCTTGATGCTATCTTGTCTAATCCGCAATTGGCGGGATTCAGCGGAATTTCTAATTCTTTCTCCCACTATAGAGGTGGCATCGAATAGTTTCACACCTGCCCGCGATATGGTCCGTGCCGATGAGGAGCTTTCCGACCTGATGAACATACAGGAACACTACCGGCAAATCACGCATCGAACGACCGGCGCCGTCCTGAAGGTTGTAGCTGCGGACAATGAAACCGTGGGAGGAAAGAAGGCCACAGGCATACTGCTTGACGAGGCGTGGCTATTCGGTAAGCGGGCAAATGCTGAAAACATGCTCCGTGAGGCCTGTGGTGGTCTTGCATCGAGACCCGAAGGTTTTTTAATCTGGTTATCGACGCAATCTGACGAGGCCCCGGCTGGGGTATTCGCTCAGAAACTTGAATATGCAAGGGGGGTGAGAGACGGGAAGATAGACGATAATAAGTTCCTCCCGGTTATTTACGAATTTCCTAAACATATCCTTGATGCAAAAGAACACCTGAACCCCAAAATGTTTTATGTCACCAATCCTAACCTGGGGGCCTCGGTTGATGAGGAATTTATAGTCAGGGAATTCAAGAAGGCCGAGAATGACGGCATTGAATCCATGCAGGGCTTCCTTGCGAAGCATTTAAACGTCCAAATAGCTACATCCATGAGGGCACAACGATGGGCCGGGGCCGACTTTTGGGAGGAGGCGGCAGGGACTGTGACGCTCGATCTAATCTTGGAGCGGTGTGAGGTGATCGAGATAGGCATCGACGGCGGCGGGCTTGATGATCTTTTGGGACTCGCTGTCCTGGGCCGGGAAACTGAAAGCGGTAATTGGTTACACTGGACTCATGCATGGTGTAATCCTATTGCCCTTGAGCGCCGTAAATCAGAGACCCCCAAATATCACGACTTTGAGAAAGATGGGGATCTGACCATCGTCAAAGAAATCGGACAAGATATTAAAGAGGCTGGCGATATTGTCAGGCGCTGCGATGCTTCGGGCCTCCTCGATCGGATCGGTGTTGACCAAGCCGGGATCGGTGCAATCGTTGACGAGATCGAAACCGGTGACGAGAATGGTGAAGGAGCGATTGAGCATGACAGGATCGTAGGAATCCCCCAGGGATGGCGATTGAATGGAGCTATTAAAACGACTGAACGCAAAGTTGCAGAAAAAACCCTTATTCACGGCGGTCAACCGCTCTTGGCTTGGTGTGTCGGCAATGCCCGGGTCGAACCAAGGGGCAATGCAATCAGCATTACCAAGCAGGCCAGCGGGACCGGGAAAATTGACCCATTGATGGCAACATTCAACGCGGTCGCATTGATGGCAATGAACCCGGAGGCAAAAAATATTAAATCGGCCTATGAAAATCAGACAGCCGGAATATTAACCTTTTGAGGAGGGAAAATGAACAACAATAACAGCAATAAAAAAGAAGCACCGATTATAGCAATATGCCCGATCTGTAAAAAGAGGTTCCGGGATGCCGAGGGAGAGAAGTGTTTATTCTCTCAATATCTGATGCCGACTCCTCCGGGTACGCCGCAGCTTATGACTTATCCGATGATAACTTGCCCTACCTGCGGGATACAATTCTACCCGTTTGCCGTCCTTGATGAACTGAAAAAGAGATTACAAGGAGAAGGCTCAAGAATCATAAAAGCGCCGGCCAATGTGACGTTGGTGAAATGACCGCCATACAATTACAGCTTCGAGGCTGGAAAAGTATATGCAAGGTCCTCGACGTGAAAGATAAGCGGACGGCGAAGCGCATATTGAAGAAGATGAGGTTATTGGTGTATGATGAAAAGACACCTGTACTGAGTATAGAGGCATATCATCAAAAAGAGATGGAGGGATAATGAGCGTGAACAAAAGAATGTTTTTACCCATTGCATTGCAGGCCTCATCCGATGAGGCTATTAAAGACCGAGTTAAAGGTATGACCGAGGAGGAGAAGGATTTCATAGAAGAAGAGATGAGAAAGGCTTTTGAAATGGAACTGGACAAAGATTTTGAACAAGACATAAAGGGAACCGGAATGACTTCCCCAAGAGGTTTTTTATCATATAAAAAATGATGTATGCTTTTTGTACCCATTTTGCTATCATTTTGTACCCCTGATGTACCCCTGATGTACCCCTGACCCACTTTGCGTAGTTAAACAATCTCTGCAATACTCCCCATATGAACGTGTGTCCCAAAACATCAAGAGGTCTTTGTGTAGAGGGCTATTGAGAAAACTATTATTCAGGGTATGGGAGTTTGTAAAAAACACATTTGACAGGAGAGATATTTTCGTTTTCGGGGGCCTTACCCTCATGGGGTATGGCCTCTATCTTTATTCTCCGTGGGTGTCTTGTGTCGTCTGCGGCGGTCTGCTTATAGCTGGTGGTTTGTTCATGAGAGACCGCGACTAATGGGTATTATATCACGCATACGTCCCCAGGCCCGCTTCTCTGAATACACGGAAAATCTCATCCGGGAAATATACGGTGGATATTCTACGTCCTCAGGTGTGCCAGTGAATAGCGAAACGGCCATGAGGCTCATAACCGTGCAGAACTGCGTAAGACTCCGGGCGTTTGTCATAGGGCATTTACCGTGTCATATCATGGAAAAGATAGGGCGGTTGAAAGAAGTAGCAGAGACATTTTATCTCTACGACCTACTCCACGATCAACCCAATTCATGGATGACGGCGCCGGAATTTTGGGGGATGGCAGAGGCTCATCTTTGCTTACGAGGGAATTTCTACGCCTACAAGGCGCAGCTCCCAGGGAGGCCAATAAAGGGACTCATACCGCTCAAATCGGGAGCAGTACAGGAAGTAGTACAGCACCCCGATTATAGTTTGACATATAAGATCGCTATTGACGATGAACGGGTGGTAAGCGCCGCATACGACGATGGGGTTTTGTCGACTACCGGCGCACAGATCAAGGAATTCCCACAGGAAAAGATCATGCATGTCCGGGGACTTACTTTAAACGGTATAGTTGGAATGAATCCGATCCAGTACGCCCGCGAAACCACAGGACTCGGTTTTGCCGAAGAAAGATTTCTCGCACGATCTATCGGAAAAGGTATGCACCCTGGGGCCGTGATCAAACATCCATTGACCCTAAACGCCCCCGCCCATGCGAATCTGCGGGAGAACCTTAAAAAGAAATATGATGGGTTGGGTAACTCGTGGGATTTTATGTTGATTGATGAAAAAATGGAGATTGAATTTCCAACCATAAAACTTGTTGATGCTCAGTACCTTGAGCAGATGAAAATGAACGAAGCCCAGATATGCGGTCTTTTCCGAGTCCCGCTGATGCTTATTCAATCGGGTGACAAAGACCCCACCTATGCAAGCGCAGAACAATTCTTCCTCAATTTTTCAATTACCGGCGTAACCCCCGACTGCGTTAACTATGAAAAGGCGATTCGGAGAGATCTTCTGACGCCCGAAGAACGAAAAATATATTATGCCAAATTCAATATTGATGGTCTGTTGCGGGGGGATTTCAAGGCACGTATGGATGGATTCCAGGTCGCCGTCAACGCGGAAATTATGAATCCCAATGAGGTCCGGGAAAAAATAGACATGAACCCATACGAAGGCGGCGACGAATACCGTACCAGGACATCAACGGTGAAGGAAAGTAAGGGGGGAGAAGGTAATGAACCTAAAATACAGAAATAAGCACGGTGCCGAAGCGACGGCCCGATATTGGGGTAAAGCCCTTGACAGGCGGGACTGGTACAAGGTTGAGGCCCTATCCGATGATGAAGCCGAAATACTCATATACGATGTGATCGGCTGGCCTTTTAATGATGCCGGCGATTTGGTTCGCGCCCTTGCAGAGATGAAACAGAAAAGCATCACTGTCAGGATTAATAGCCCTGGTGGTGATGTCTTTGATGCAATGGCTATTTTCAACGCCCTTCAATCCCATAAGTCAAAGATCGTAACCCGTATTGAGGCCCTTGCGGCCTCGTCTGCTTCATTTATCGCTTTGGCCGGGAAAGAAGTCCAGGCATATTCAAACGCCATGATAATGGTCCATAACTCATGGATTTATACCGCTGGTAATCAATATGACCTTCGGGAAATGGCTGACATTCTCGATAAAATCGACGGCAACATGATCGACATTTACGCCTCGAATACCAGCGTAGGCAAACGCGAAATCAAGGAAATGATGAAGGCTGAAACATGGTTCACGGCTAAAGAGGCCAAAGAGAAAGGTTTTATTGACACTATCATAGACGGTAAGGCGGCGAAGGCTGAGTTTGATCTGTCCATGTATGCCAACGCCCCGGAGATATTTACAGCAACAGTTCAGGAATGGGAACCAACAAGGCGGCAAGCAGAGAAGGTTTTGCGGGATGCAGGACTTTCCAAAAATAAAGCTCAGGCCATACTGGCGGGAGGCTGGAAGGCATCGGGCTTAGAAGATCCAACAGATGTAATCGAATCAGCACAGA